TACAAATGCGCCACTTCCAGTATCAACATCAACAGTAGAACCACCATCAGTAGCGATACCAGCAGCAACCGCATAAGAGGTATTAGCGGCACCCTGCGTTAATGAAGGCACATTCTGAGACATTTTGAACCTGAAACCTAAAGCGGTTCCCATTTCGCCATCATTGTACTGTGAAGCAATTGCATCACTCTTTTGGAAAAGTCCAGAGAGGTCAGAAACTACATCGGCTTGTCCTTGAGGATTAAGTACGACACACCTGGAAGCGTCCCGAGGGGCACAGCCATTGTCCAGCTTTACGCCAGCAGCAAGGATGTCATCCCTGTCAAGGGAGGTAACAGGCAGAGTAACAGCCTGATAAACATCCTGGATAGCCTGAGTCATACAGTAGTTATCCCAATAAGCGGCTAGAGTTGCCATTGCAGGGGCAATCTTGGTTTTGCTTATCAGGGAAATATCTTGAGTTAATTCAGCACTGGAGAACTTCAAATCAACACCACGTTGGATTGACTTAGAAATCGTTACTGATCTCTCTTCGTCATCTTGAACGTCAATGTTCTTACCGGTTCTTACTGAATACTCCTTTGGTGTCATTATACGAAGTTCACTACCAGCCTTGGCGCCTTTATATTGATATGTATCATCATAATCAGGTTCCAGGGAGTTAATAAACGACGTATTATTCCGTAGTGTCCTATGAGCTTCTTTTAAAATCAGATCATGGACAAGATTGGTATTCGCCATCTTTTATCTCCGATTTAAGTTATGTATATGTCTGAAGCGCACGGATGCGAGAATAATTTATTTCAAACTAATACGGTCTTTTATTATTCATGTATATATTGTATTCCCTTTGAGTCATATTATGTACGCTCTTGGGAGCACCTCCACTTTGATCCCCCGGCGTAATGGGTTTTTTCAAGTTTTTGGTGATTTTTTTTGCCGGTTTAATATCCATTTTAGCGGATATTGCGCTAATCTTTCTAACAGTATCTCGTTGGTCTGAATCAGCGATATCTAATAACTGTTCAGGGTTATTTGATAAATACTCTATTATTTTAGGCCCATTAGGGTCAATTGTAATCTCTTCAACAGCGGTAAGGTTATCAAATGATTTAAACCTATGCGCCACTTTGTTTTCAGCGGCAACATAATTTGGATTAGCTTCTATAGCCAACTCTCTGCGGCCATCCCAGCCAGCCATTCGCCTTTTGAGCTCTTCCTGCTTCTTTTCTTTTAGAAGATAATCCTTTTTCTCTCTCTCAACTTTTATCCGAGCTTGTTTCTCATGATAAACCCGCATTGCCTCGTTGTATTTGTCATAATCGTCAAACTTATCAGGATTGGGCGGTCCTGTATCGTTTAATTTGGCTTCACGCTCTTCAATCTCTTTCTCTTTAGCAATAGCCCTGCGCTCTCTCTCCCGCATTTCAGCAGTCTTTTGAGCAATTTCCCTTATCCGCTCCTCCGCTGTTTTGCCCTTCTTTTTGGGCTTTTCCTCCGGTTTTTCTTCTGCCTTTTCCTCTTCAGCGGGCGGATCTTGGGTTTCTTTTTCTTCTACAACTTCCTCCTCAGTTGTAGTAGTTTCCCCCAAGACTTCCTCAACTTCTTGTTGAGGTTCAGGGTGGACTATTTCACTTTCTTCGGCCATATTATTCCTTTTCTAAGTTAAAGATTGATCAGTTGTTACAGGTTGAGCAATTTTCTCAAAGATTTTCATGTTTCTGTCGCGTCTACTTTCTTCAGACCTTGCAATATTGTTTATTTCAGCTACAGCAATCTTAGTTTTGCTATCAAGTTCAGCTTTCTGCATTTCAACAGTCAGTTTCATATCCTCATCTTCAACTTTAGCAGTTAACAGTTGGATTTGTTGACTCATTTGCCGCATCAGTATTTCGTCTTGTTTGATACGCTGCACGGCCTGTTGTAATTGCATTGCCATCTGCTCCTCACCGCCTTGCTTCTCAATTATGTGAGCGGGGATAGTCTTTCGTATTCTATCAGCAATAAGGTCAGAGCCAGGCCAATCCATATTCTTAACGAACAAGTCACCCATAATACCCAGGAACTGAGGAGCTGCCCGGACAAATTCCATCATGGACTCAGCCGCTTCAATGCGCTTATTATTAAAATTGACACCCATTGATACTGTTATATCATATTCACCGTCACCCAAGTTGATTTCTTCTTGAGTCTGAGGATTGACAGTGTTAAGTGTGACCAGTTCAGGTTCATCATCAATGCCTAAAATTTGCTCTTGTCGTGTCCCATCATAAACCACAGGCAACCACTGATTAATAATCACTGCGGCATGTTGTAAGCTAATTCCAAGGTTATCAATGTAATGATAATTAGCCCGGTCTCCTTGTCTCTGCCTGGCTATAATAGCCCGTCCTGAACGCTCTGAACCTTGTTCCCCCAAGTTTTCAGCGTACATTCCCAGCACAGCTTTCATATCGTCAATTGTAGCAGCTTTAGCATTCACTAATCCCGATGGAATAGGGGCGGGCATTTGCCTTTGAGGAGGAGGGACTAACCGACCTCCCACCGAGGTCTCTTTATAAACCGCATAAGATTTGGTAATAGTGTTGATATCTTCCCAGTACTCTTCAAAACCCTCAATCTGTCCAGCTGCAATCAAATATGGTTGTTTGGGTTGAGTTGTGAGATATTCAGCTTCAGTAGATACCCAATAATCGTACATCCTGGCTATATCTTTAGCATCACGGATCATTCCCTTTATCTCTAATCGCCCGGCAATATCTTTTTCATATCCGATGACAGGAATTACAGGAATAAATTTCCCTTCAATATCAGCCCTGTCTATAATAGCCTCACGGGTCATCTTAAACCACTTGATAACTGGTATATTAACAGTGCGGGAATCAATGATAAAATCCTTATCATAATCCTCAATTTCATCTTTATAAGCTGTATAAGCGTCACCGTCTATAGGCTGAACTAAACAAAGCTTTCGTTTTTTTATCCAAGTCCCATAGAATTCAGCGACAGTGATTTCCTTGTCACCGCTCCAATCATGAGTTATAAGAGAGTTGTCCCATTCGCTAATAGCAATTTTAGGATACTTCTCTTTAAACTTATCCCTAGTCATCGTTTCAATGATATGACATGATTTCATGTCAGAATAGTCGTAAACTTCTTTATGGAATCCAGGGAAAACTGAAAGAGGATTTTTTATCATATCAATTTCAATTTTCTTATCCATTGACTTGTTATCAACGTAATCTTCTCTAAGCCTAAACCAACCTCTACCGCACCCGGTAGCATGGTCATAAGCCATCTGATAAGCTTGAGTGGCTTTAGTTGAGTACTGTAGGAACCTTATTAATCCCTGCCGAAGCTTCGCGGCCTCTTCCCTCTGTTTTTCTTTTCCGGGATTACCATCAAGAGAACCACGGGCGGATACTTTTATTGAGGGTTTATTCTGCCTAGCTTCATTCCTTACTATATTGAGAAATTGATTTAAGCGAGGTACAACTAAACAAGGCCTGTCATCAGCTTCACGGATTCCCCGAACATTTCCCCAATGCCCCTGACCATTCTCAAACTGAATATCGTCAAGCATGTCATTTCTGACATCGAATTCCCGGTCTTTTGATTCTTTGTAGAGCTTGTACGAGCCTTCAATTATTTCTTCGTCGGTAATAGAGTTCTTCCACTCTTGTGTGCCGTCCATTACTTTCTTTTCCCGCCCTTTTTAGAGCCTTTCCTTTTATTACCACAAGGCATAAAACCCTCCTAATAATTTCTATGAACGCGGCTACAATGAGGACACCAAAATACCCGAGGCGCTCTTAAGAGCATTTTTGTATTACAGATATAACAGTGAATTTCCTTCCTCATACTATTATCATATAAATAATATAAGGAGAAATCAAGAAAAATGAGTAATAATTACCCATTTATAAATAAAAAGTGGTATTATTTAGTGTTTTTTACCCACTTGACAAAGACTTAGGCCCTAACAACAACCTTTAAAACTAGTATTGCAGTTGATGCCGCCTCCAGATTCCCGCATTCTTTCGTCTGTGGTCTTGTGGAAACGGAACCATATCCTAATCTAACATTCTATATGTGAAATACTATTTTCATCAGCTATTTTGTGCTCCTTATCATAAGGGCATAAATATTTTACCCATATTTTTTTAGGGTTTATTACAACTCCAATAAAAATAGTATCATCACTATGCTGCATAAATCTAACAGTTAATCCATTTTTTAATGAATCCGTTATTTCAGCAAAATTGTCTTCGGTTATCCTAATCATGTTCCAATAGCAGCCTAATTAGCTTTTCCTCTCCAGGAGTGGCTTTTTTGCAGCCTTCTATTTCATACCTATCAGTATGTTTGCTCTCATAATACCCTTCAGATTTACCGGTACAAATAAAATATGTTACATATGAATCTTTAACAGCAGTATCACAATATCTTACTAAAGTGCCAATATTTATTTGGTTTTTAGCTTTTTCAACGGCTTTTTGAATCTGCTTTAACCCAGCCGAAGGAGAATAACTAACACCATCCCAAAACAAGGCCCACTCTTCCAATTCTGGAGTTAACTCAATTTCTATTTTCATAAACTCTCTCCCTCCATTTCTTTCTAGCCTCATTAATTTCCCTTTGAAGTTTTGGAGATGGCTTTTCAAAAACTAAAGCTTCAGTTATAGCGTCCCGAAGTTCTCTTATATCTTCCTTTGAACCCCATTTCACCTCATCCATGAATTACCGCCCCGCTTAATAGCTGGTCCTTTATGTCGCTTTCTCTTCTTTCCAGTAGGATCCTGGTATCTGAAGTCCTCTAATCCAGCATAGTTAATCCTGATAGTATCGGGAGGTTCCTTGTACTTCTGACTTTCCTTTTCCAGGCTACCATCACCCTTTGGGTCTTCTTCCAATCTGTGATTCTGTAATGAAATGATAGTATTCTTACAAGCCGGGTCAACACTAAAAGTTGGCTCATTGTACTGTGTGACAGGTTGAAACGTGTTATAGAGCATATCCTGGTGGATTACTTGTTTCTGTGCATCAATCACCTTCTCATAGGGGCATTCTAGTTTGAGCCCTCCGTTATCTGACTTTGCAAACTGTTCAACCAGACCCTCAGTACTTGTGGACCAATTCCATGAACCGCTTCCTTTAGCGTATCGTGAATCAACAAACCTTCTATGCACTTTAATTCCGTACTGGGAACCATCTTTAGCATATATTTCCCTTGCCATGTCCGCCAGTGAATCCTTGTAAAATAGTTTCTTACGAAGTTCATAGTAGTAACCTCCTAAGTCCTCAAAAGTAGGCCATTCTGCATAGATGTGTTTATAGAAGTCCTCAGGCCAGTTCATTCTGTCGTTTTTTGGGATAACTGCCAGCCATGTTATGAAAGGATAATAGTGTGAATGAGGGTCCATGGCTATAAAGCAGTTACCCCGTTGCGCGATTAGCTTACGGTCAAACTGTCTGATGTGAATCGTTTTATCGAAAGCGGGGAAAACTTTACCGCCTGTCCCTACAGGTCTTCCCAGCCATTTTTGTTCATAGAGGATTTTGTCTCTTGCTCTATCTTGCTCCATTTCCTTTTGTAGTACGTCCGGGAACCAAGGATTATCAAGATAATTGACAAGCACTGCCCTACAATTATCAGGAGCATTAACAACAAATCTCTGGTAAGTTGGGTCATCCTCGTATTTAGGATTAAATGATACCCATATCTCAGAATCTTCTTTTCTTATTGTCGGAGTGAGTAAGTTCCATGAATCTTCTGAAACATTATGAGCTTCTTCCACCCAACAAATATCAATCCCTTCTAAAGATTTAATTTTTTCTACGTTTCTGAACAACCCTTCGAAGATGAATTCTGTACCGTTTATCCCTGTAATTGAGCGTTCTGTCGTTTTGTAGAATTTATCAAGCTCTAACTCACTGATTTTATCAGATAAAAGCCTATGAACTGACTCCCTGATTGAATTTTGAATTTCCCGCGCACAAAGTACCCTAAGAGGTTCTTGAAATCCTTTTACAATTAGTGTTTGAGCTATGCCCCAGGATTTGCCTGAACCCCGGCCACCATAAAGAACCTTGTAGCGGGATTTTTCAAAGAGGATTTGTAGTTTTTCAGGTAGTTTCGCTGTCAGAGTGGCCATTGTCTGATTTTATGAACTCCATTTTTATTTTGTTAGGGAAGTTGTGATTGTGATCTTGTTCAGTCTTATCTTTGTATCCGAAGTTATTTTTTAGGTTAAAAATTGCTCCAGCGGGACTACCCTCAAAACTTCTTTTTTCAACATCTTCAGCTATTTTTGCCTTTGCTTTTTTTACTGTGTGGAAGAATTCCTCATATCCTGTTCTTTTTTCGTAGTTCAACAATGTTTTTCGGTCAATTTCAAGAACTCGACATAAGCCTAGTATTGTATAAGGGGCAGGATGTAAAACTTCAATTACGGTGCCGGAATTCTTATCATAAACTTGTTTTATGCGGTTATCACAATAATCAAAGTATTCATCAATAGCTGCCTGCATTTCCTCTGGGGATTTAAATTTCATGGGTTGACCGGCTGGCATTATTTAGACTCGCTTTGTTGATATACAGCACTAGCACCAAGACCAGCACCGCCCAATAGCATTAGTTTTTTCATATCTTCAATTGTTATACCTTCGTCTGAGAAAGAAACGTAATTTCTTGCTTTACTTTCTATTCCTGATAAAGTACCAGCTGGGTAATCTATACCTTTTATTCCAGACCTATTTAAAAATTCTGATGCCTTTTTTTGAGAACCAAAATAATCAACTAAACTTTCGTATATTTCTTTCCCAGAATAATCTTTAAATTCAGCAGAAAGGTCTTCTTTTACTTCTTTTCGAAATCTTTTCCTTATTCTTGAAAATGCTTTTTCGTCTAAATTTTGATCCCATTTAATATATTTTCCATGTGGAATAGTTGCTTTATATTGATATTTTCCAAATTCTTCCATCCCTTCTATTTTGTTTCTTAGTTTTTTTAGAAAGTCTACATCTTTATTAGTTCTCCAATCCTGGGATATCATTTTATCTATTGATCCTAGTGCAGTTTCCCTATCATACCCATGGAATCCATAATCCATATCATTCCAAGTCATTAAAGCTTCATCTATCAAACCTCTTTCTTTTTGATTATCAGCCATTTTATACCACTTGTAAGGTATAAATCTTTTTTCGTCACCTCCCAAAAATTCAGCATATTGTTTAGCTACATTTGGATCACCAGAGAAATACAACCCATGCCCGAAAACCTGAGCGCCCTCTCCAGTTCCTACATTTTCCATGCTAAATCTATCAAATTTATGAGGCGATCCATGATACACTTTTTTACCTATATTAGCCACATCCCCTACATCATCAAGATACTTAGTCCCTGTCCCTAAAGTATCAAAAGGAACCAATCCAGTTAGATCCGCCACAGCTTCAACTCCTAAGCCACCAATACCAGCTGGGGAAATGTCAGGCATGAACTCATGAGGTTGACCGGCTTTCATAGCGGCTTCTTTGAAACTCATGGGTGAGATACCGAATGATTCCGCCACATCTTTGCCTGTCGTGAATTTCGCTGGATCCCATTCAGCAAAACTTTTTAATGCGCCTCTCATTCCACTAAACTCCGGAAAAAAATCACCCCTGTCCACACCTTCAGAATAGCCTTTTAATCCTGAGCGTACAGGAGCACCAAAAAGATAGTCTACTGTTTGAGCTAATTTTCCCATAATCGAAATAGGATCATCTTTGTATCCATACTCCTCATGTATTACCTCAGATATAGCACTAGCATTATTATAATCCTGAGCTAATTTCGAAATTGTTAACTCTGGTCTTTTTAGCGAAATAGTTTCAACGGACATTTATTTCCTCCTCGCAATAACCGGCACATGTTCAATCTGCCATCCGTCTGGCACGTCTTGAAAAGTATTTGATTCGGCCTTAAACTGTAAAACTCCGGTCTCAAAGTTGTAAAAGACCTCTTGAATTTTAAGATCTTTAGGGACATTGGCTGCCACAGCTTCCCCCCGGAGTAGTTCAGGAATGAAGTCCTTGTGCATATCGTAGATTTTTAGTTTCATCTCTGAGACCGTCTTACCCCTGCCATCCATCCCCTGGCCCATCCTCCGGAGTAAGTATCCTCACCTATCCTGGGAATGGGGCAATTAGGTGCCTGTGGTGCGATACAACCTAATGAGCGGTCATAACAGTATCCTTCTTTAAACCCATCTTTAAACCCTACACAAAATTGACTGTATCCGAAAGCAACAGCCACTAAGCTTATTATTAATATAATATATTTCATTTTAGGATGTCCCTCATACTTATTGATATTAAACCCTTTGAGAACCATAAGTCAAGTAGTTTTTGGCGATTTTCGTCTGTTTTTAACTCTTCCCATGCTTTTTGACTCAATGTAAACGCTTTTTCATTCCCCATTGAGACACGGAAAAAGATTTTATTTAGTTCTTGTTTGGTGACTGGTATTTTAGTCATAGTTCTTATTTTCCAAAATTACTACTCTCGTATTCAGTAATTGCACAATTCTAATCAAGTCATTCATCACCTTTTCAAATTTATCTTGGCTTTTTAAAGCTTTGTTTAAAGTGTTGTTCAATTTCATTAACTGATTTAGTATTTTATCTTCAGTCATCACTCTTCTCTCCGATCCTGGTAATGACCTTATACAGATACAGAAAAAAACATATCAGTGCTGCTCCTATGAGTATGCTGTCAGTCATTCTTAAGTGACATTCACAAACCTTCCCTTAACTTCCCGGACCACTTCACCATATTCATTGTAGAACTTCTTAACCAGAGTCAATTCAACTGGTAAATCTTTACCGCCGTTAGTGATTGATGAACAAATCATCTCTTCTATTACTTTACCGTCTTCTCTGATAATGATTGGTATTACTGAATCTCCTTCAAAGCCTGTCATAGTTTATCTTCCTAGAAAGTTTAGTTGTAAGCGGATCTTTCCGTACCCTGAAAAAGTGGATACGGACTTCCTGTCAAGCGTCATTGCTCGCTCTCATTTTAATCCGCATTGATGAATCGCTATAAGTATCCATTCTTATATCTTTTTCATCCATCCTTCACCTTATTAGCTTTTTTAATGAATTTCTCTAAAAGCTCGTCAATAATCTGGAATGGAAATTTCCCAAAACGTTTTTGTTCCTGTAACCATTGCCAGTATGATTTTTTAATTCTTAGCTGTCTGTAAAAATATTCATCTTCCATGCTTTTTATTATAAACAATAAGCCCTCTCTTGTCAATATATTTTTTGTACATTTTTCATATTTATATAGTTGAGATGGGAATACAAAAAAAATATAAAAAAAGTATTGACAGACAGATTTTTATTTCGTATTATAATAGGACAACATTCAAACAAAGGTGGAAAGAATGAAAAACGAAAAAACAGTAATTTTAGCAGCAGATTGTATTAACGGGGTTTATGAAGTTGACGAAATAGGCGAAAAAGGAACTTATTGGGAAGATATACAGGATTTTATTGATGAACTGCCAGTTCTTGATGAATCAGAAATAATGTATTGTGTTGTCAAAAAAGATGATTCAGCATATGATAAAATCAACTCAGAATATGGGATAAATTAAGGGGGGAATTATGGCATATATAATAATAATAGCAATTCTAGGAGCGGCGGTAATTTCGACTTGGACTGCTTATAATTGGGGCTACTGCAAGGGCGTTGAACATGCAGTGAAGATGACACAGATGTAAATTAAACAGGGCCCCGGGAAGGGCCCATAATTCAAAAGAAAGGTGGATCAAATGAACAAGGAGAATATAAAAAAAGGCGGCTGTGAACACAACAGTTGTGTACGGTATTTCAATTGCGTGCTAAAGCAATGTCCGCAATATTGCACGATATACCGGAGTTTAGACGGTGATAGAAAGGAGGGAACTTCTTTTATCAGCAAAGCAATATATGAGATTAAAAGTGGTTCTGACAGTTATTTCAGCGAGTTTGAGCGCATATTTGGAGTGGGGAGGGTTAGAGTTTGACTACTATGTACGATGAGGCTATACGACTCTTAAAAGAAGCCCACAATGCAATGGCTTATATGGCTTTCCAAATAGAGGACGATATTGGAGCTATAGCCCCGATTTACCCGGATGACGTTAAGCCAACTGTAGATTCAATAGAGAAGTTTTTAAGAACACATTACGAAAAGGAGGCAATGAAATGAATGAAGAGTTGGACTGGGAAGGGAAAACCAAAGCGGAAAGAATTCAGGAAAAAAAGGACTATATAGATACTATGGACCTGTATTTCATGGAATCTAAACTTAGAAGAGCTTTACCGGGTGATGAATATTTACACGGCGAAGTAGGAAAATATTTTAGGAAAGTTTTAAACGAAAAAAGAAAGGAGAATGAATCATGACATGCCCAAACTGTGGAGCTAACGTCTGGGATAACCGGCAAAAAAAAGCTTCAGGACAGATGAACCCAAAAGCACCAGACTTTAAGTGCTCAAACCAAGCTTGTAACTATATTGTTTGGCCGCCTAATGGTCAGACTCAACAACAGCCTGCACAGCAATATTATAAACCTCATCCCATAAAACCACAGACCACGCCTGATGACAGGAGCTCAAATATACGCTGGCAAGTAGCTTTTAAGTTAGCTGCTGATAAGATACCATTTGATGGCGATGAACTGAAGTACTCAACAGCCGTGTGGCGCTTGTCTGCTGCTCTCTATGCTCAGATAGAAAAGCAGCCTAAATCTACTAGTAGAGGAATGGCTGGTCAGGAAATACCTAAGCCACCACCACCAAGTGAGGAACCTACACAGCATTCAGAAGATCCAGATTTACCATTTTAAACTATGAACCCAGCCCTGCCCCCATTCCATATTCGAGTTATCCACCTTGAGGGGGTAGGGCTTCACTTTAATTCCCCCAGCCGGGTAGCTCACAATATGATTGAAGGTTAAAAGAATTATGCAGATAACATAGCCGATGGCCGGGGGAATTTAGGAGAAAAAATGCATCTAAAAAGAATTAACGGGAATGTTATAGCAGAAGGTGATGATCTACGATTGTTAGTTGAAAATAATAAATATAATCTCATAGGAGCCTATCTCAGTGAAGCCTATCTCAGTGGAGCCGATCTAAGTGTGGCCAATCTCAGTGAAGCCAATCTCAGAGTAGCCGATCTCAGTGGAGCAAATCGTACTGATTACAAATTAAAAAATACCCCGTTCCAAATTTTAGGGTTGAAGTGGAATGTTATAATTTTCGATCAACACATGGAAATAGGTTGTGAGAAACACAGTTTTGAAGACTGGAGACGGCTCAAGGATTCAAGGATTGAAAAGATGGATTCAGACGCTTTGAAATTTTGGAATGAGAACAAAGCTTTACTGTTAGGATTATGTGATAAAATGGAGGAGAAATGAAAAGCAGTTATTTAAAAGCTAAAAAATCCAAAAAAAGAAGATTGAAACCTGGCGGATACGTTGAAAGAGCGCAACAGTTTGAGCAGGAAGCGGCTGAGTTTTTGAGGGATGATTTTAATATCAGGCGGGCAGAAGAGGAAATGAGAGATGAAATACAATAAACTTTAAAACCTTATTAAAAGGCAGTATGAAAAGACGAACTTTTATAGTTAACGGCACATTCGCCATTATTTTTGGAAAATCCATTCTAAATGAAATTACCAAGGGGAAACCAAAAAAAGAGATAATAACCAATTACCCTACAAAACTCTATGTCTCGCAGAATGGGACAGGAAGCGGATTAGGATGGGATGATCCTACAAATATAGAAAATGCTTGTGAAATGAGCGGCCCTTTAACAACAATTTATGTTAAAAATGGAATCTACGAATATCCTGAAAATATAAACTTAAAGTTTTGACGATTGGAGTAGATGAGAAATGAAAGTTGAGTTAAAAGCAAAAGGCCCTGAATGCAGATACAGGACCGCCCCGGTAACTGGGACGCTTTGTGAGCATTGTAAAGAGATATCAGATAAAGCGCAATTTAGTCATTTTAGGAAGGATCCAAAAATCAAATGAAAATGAATGAACGCAGGGAAATAAGTTTTCTACAGCTGGAAAAAAATTGCAAATGGCCGTTTATTAGATGTAAAACAGGAAGATTTCATTGTGATTGGTACGCTAATAATGAACCTGAATGCAAATCTAAAAACTGTCCTATTTGGAAAACTTTAAAAAAACCTTGACAAATGACTGTGAATGAAAGTATATTGTTAGTATTAAAAAGTTGAGATAATTTTAAAAAATAACATGCGGGTCGTCTCTCGACTAATTGATCAGGTTACTCAACTTTCCTGATTGAACCCGCGCCAAAAGTTGAGGAAAAAATGAAAATACGATTTACACCCAAAAACGAAAACGACTTCTGCCAAATTTATTTTGATGTAGAATTGGATGCAATACCTAGAAAAGGTGATTTAATATCAATTCCTGAAGAAGAAGAAGAAAAACTTACAGAAAAAGGAAAAGATATGCTTGGTTTTAATGAATTCCGGTATGGTGAAGAGCAGGATTTGAGTTTTGATGATTTAATGGAAGTCAATTCTATAATGTGGAATTTGAAAGATAAAATTGCAGTAGTTGAATTTACTAGTATTTGATAAATGAAAGAGAGGGAAGGATGAAAGAAATATCATTGATCGAAGATATTATTCAAATTGCAAAATATTTTCAATGGGACAGTGAAATAGGTAAAGAAAAGGCTTATCTCATAATGGATGAGATTCATAAAGGTAAGTATGGCGCTTTTGAGGGTATATGGCCGCAAACTGAAAAAGCTATTGATAAAATTAAAAAAAACTTGACAAATGAGTATGAATGAAAGTAGATTAGGAGTATTAAAAAGTTGGAGAATTGTGAAAAGTAGAATTTGCAAATAATGGGTTAGCCTCTTGGCGAGTAGTGTGGTTTGCTCCAACTCTCCACACTAGCCCTTGGAGAGTTGGAGAATGAAGGAATTACCATATTTCAGATTTACTGTCCAAGAGTGGCAGAATGGGGACATAACCCTTCAAGGTTGGGAATCTCAAGGTGCTTTTATAAATGCTTGCTGTTATTACTGGCTTTCGGATTGTAGCATAACTAAAGCAAAACTAGAACACCGCTTAAATGATGATAGCGGAATGGTGCAATATTTAATTGACGAAGAGTGTTTAAAACATAATGAAGATACTGATATTATTTCGATTTGTTTCTTAGACGAACAATGGGAAATGCTATCAGATATGCGTAAAAAACGCCAAAAAGCCGGAAAAAAGGGAGGTAAGCAAAAGTCTAGCAATGCTAAAGCAAAGCTTAAGCAAAACCCTAGCTATAAAGATAAAGATAAAGATAAGGATAAGGATAAGACTTATACAAAAAAGCAATCTAATGAAATCTGGGATTGCTTAGTGAGCCTATTCTCTCTGAACATAGTTACTCCTTCTGAGAAAAAAGAGCTTGGTCAGATCGTGAGAGACTTTGCTTTAAAAGAAGCAACTCCAAAACGTATACGCAAAGTTCATAAGTGGTGGTGTGATAATTGGCCTGAGATAACCTGTACACATAGAGGTATGCTAAAGAATTATGATACAATTAAGAAAGCTATTGTAGAAGGTAAAACTAAAAAAGAATGCGTAGGCGGATTACTATGAACTTAGGTGAAATAATAAAACAAAGCTGTAAATACTTTTCCTGGGAAGATGGTTCAAGAAACGCACTTGATATACAGGAATATGGATTACCTAAAGGAATAAGCACAGGGTGGGAAGAATTTGATGATTTTTTCACAATACTCAAAGGTCAACTGAACATACTGTCAGGATTCCCAGGTTCCGGTAAAAGCGAATGGATAGAAAGCATGGCTTGTCAATTAGCAGCAAAGCAGAATTGGAAGGTCACTTTTTTTAGTCCTGAGTGCTATCCGGTAGAATTTTTATACATAAAACTCGCTGAAAAAATCCTAAATAAGCAAATAAAGTACAATTACAACTATCCAGTAATGACCAGGGAAGAGCTTATTGAAGCTCTGGAATTCATTAAAACCCATTTTAATTTTGTTGATTCCAGCCAGGACGATTTAACTCTGGAAAGATTTCTTTTCTCAATAGAGAATTCACATTTAACAGTCGGCCATACTCCTGACATGGTGATAATTGACCCCTGGAATGAACTTGAACACAGTCGGCCATCAAGAATGACAGAAACTGATTTTATAGGGGAATCCCTTAAAAGAATAAGGAAGCTTGCCCGGCGTTTAGATATTTCTTTCTGGATTGTAGCACATCCCACAAAAACTACAAGAAATAAGGATGGATCAATCCCTAAACTATCTCTCTATGATATTTCCGGTAGCGCTCACTGGTATAACAAAACAGATAACGGCTTTATTGTTGAGCGTGAAAATATTCCAGGAGAGGAGTTGATTGTAAAAGTTAATGTTAAAAAGATTAAAAACCGCCATTACGGAAAGATTGGTGAATGTGAGTTTAAGTTTATCCCAGCAGTGGGAATGTATGATTGTATTGGAAAATATGAACCGACACTAGAAGAGGAGGTAGGATTTTGACTAAATACCAACGTTATGAATATGAAAAGCTATTAATCGCCCGCAGTGCAAAAAATGCTGATGATTATGAGCGTAAAATTAGGGAATTAGCTAAAAAACTGAAGATTTGAGAAAGGAAAAAATATTATGAGTGGAGGGCATTTTGATTATAGACAGCATCGAATGATTGAAGATGCGGAAGAGATAAAAAAACTGAGTTGCCCAAATTGTTCTGTATATCCAAAGGAGATTACGGATAAATTTGCTGAAGCGGCTCACTGGATTGCAAGAAGTTCAGATATGATGCAGCTCATAGACTTGCTTCTTTCTGGTGATGACGGTGTTGAAACATTTTTAGAGCGGTGGAAAGTTGAAGTAAGGAAAGCAGAACTTTAAAAAAATGACCCCTGCCGCATCAGAAATATTGGATTCCACGCCCAGATGATAGATGCGGTGGGGGTTTTGAAAGAAAGGGAAAGTGATTATGAAACAGCATGATTTAGAAATGATTAGGGATATCGCTATTAAGTATGATAAATGTATCATCATACATGATGTAGTAAGTTCTGATATAGAAATTTCCAATCCGCCTTTTGATGGTAAAAACATTGTGAATTTTAATGAAAATTTAAAAACCATTTCATTTAATTATAAATCAACGTTTAAAGAAAACTTCTGCAATGTAGTGGGGTGGAGAGGAAATTAGCATGTGTGAACAGGTTGATATGTTTCAGAAGCCTAAACAACAATATTACTGTGAGCGTTGCGGAGAAGAATTACACGTTTTTGCAGATGAGAAATACCACCGGTCACACCACTGTGATAGGTGCGGGATGAGGTATAGAACTGATTATTTAGAAGGGGATTATATAGATCCATGATAGTTAAGAACGGATTTAACATTTAAAAAAGGATAAAAAGTGGAAAAAGCATTGAAAAAAGTTAAAAAAAATTATTGGAATGAAGATTATAAAGTGTCCGGCGACCTGTCCAACTTGTCCGGCAACCTGTCCAACGTGTCCGGCAACCTGACCAACTTGTACGGAAATCTGTCCGGCGTGTACGGCAACCTGTCCGGATTGACCGGCAACCTGTCCAACGTGACCGGCGACCTGTCCAACGTGTACGGCGACCTGTTCAACGTGTCCGGCAATCTGTCCAACGTGTACGGCGACCTGTCCAACGTGACCGGCAACCTGTCCAACGTGTACGGCGATCTGTCCGGCGTGTACGGCGACCTGTCCAACGTGTCCGGCGATCTGTCCGGCTTGACTGGCGACCTGACCGACGTGTACGGCAACCTGACCAACGTGTACGGCAACCTGACCAACGTGTACGGAGACCTGTCCGGCGTGTCCGGCAACCTGTCCGGATTGACCGGCAACCTGTCCGGCTTGACCGGCGACCTGTCCGAAGTGACCGGCAACCTGTCCGAAGTGACTGGCAATCTGTCCGAAGTGACCGGCAATCTGTCCGGCTTGATCGGCGACCTGACCAACGTGTCCGGCAACATTGACGACTGTAAGCTAACAGAAGAGGAGCGCAAAAAAGGCGTTAACATTCAAGATTTGATTGGAAGCTAAGAACGAATTTCGAACTAAGAAACCAATTATGAATAAAGGAGGATGAGATGGCTATAAATAAAATAAAATTTGATTGGAAAAATATTGATTATAAAGAATCTCGTGAAATTATAAACGGTGAATTACACATTATTGCAAAACCCAGATGTCAGTGTGGTAATTTGATTAATAAAATAAATGAGATTATAGATTATTTGAACCTTCTCAATGAACCGAGACAACCAATAACAATTATGAATAAAGGAGGATGAGATGGAAGGTAAATGTACAATTGAAAACGGTAGTTACGCATTTGAATCGCTTAAAAGTAAACCAGATCCTAAAAGAAAAGGTAAAATTTTATTTGATGATTGTTTGAATGTATATCTTAAAAATAAAAGAGAAGCTATAAGGTGCATCGAAATATTATTACAGCAAATTAAAGAAGATGGTGAATTAGGTGATTACACCCTAACGTTTTATGGTTCTTTGAGTTTTAAAAAAGATGACTAATTATGAATAAATGAGGATGAAATGGAAGACCTGCAAGCAATAAAAACTATTCTATCCTGGGGCATATGGGCTGTTGTGATTTGGCTGTTTTATTATAACAATACCAGTCTACCGGAAATTCCAGACTACTCAGAGGTCCAAAATGATGATTTGATTAGTGAATGGTACAATTATAATAAAGAGATAAAACAAAGGTTTAATGATTTATGAAACAGAAATATGAATGTTACGGGTGTCAGGAACCATGTGTTTTGACAATGGATGCAGATAAACATAAATATAAAAAACCTGAATGTTGCGTTTTTGGTGGGCAGGCTGCCTGGTGTTTGATTTATGAGGAGTCATATGGTAAGAATGAAAATTAATCCGGCTGACATGGGTTTAAAATATCCCAGATACATGCCAGCTAAATCCAAATCCAATCCTAAAGTAGTTGAAAAAGAGCGTACTGAAATACAGCCTGCTGTTGATGCATATTTAGCTCAAATGAAGAAATTATATCACATTGAAGTTATTAGAATCCCTGATCTTATTTATGCTGTTTTGAGAGAGGCTCCCGGAATAAATAAACACATCAGAATGAAAATGATGTCGGCTTTAAGAAGTATACCCGACAATGTGATAATTAAACGGGGCAAAAAATATAATGATTGTTTGTGTTTAGAGTTAAAAACTGAAGGTAATGATTTATCTCAAGGACAGCGTAAATTTGCTAAAAATGTGAACGTTGAGGTGAGAAAATCAATTGATAGTTCTATAAAAGAAATTGATGAGTTTTTAAAGAAAGGAAAATAAATTAAATGGAAACAAAACTTGAAAAGTTTAGAAAGATGAATGTAGGTTGCGGGGATTATATTTACAATATAAAATTCATAGAAGGACCTAACATTAATTTTGAAGTCTATATGGATTCTAATGAATTATTGCTACTACTAAAGCAAATTAAAGCTTCAATGGAGTTGAATTAGAATGAGATACTATTACTTGGATTATCCTGATAATTTCAGTTGGAATGCAGCTAAATCAATTAGCAATGGATGTGGTACAGATGGATGGAAGGGGAAAATAGTTCCTGAAACAATGTACGGACTTAACATTTCAATAGCCTGTGATATCCATGATTTTGACTACTATTTCGGAATGGATTGGGCGGATAAGACTGAGGCTGATAATAGGTTCCTTGATAATCTATGCAGAATAATCAAACACGAAAGTAAATGGTGGAATTGCTGGCTGAATCCTTTGAGGAGGATCCGCGCTAAAGAATATCACCTGGCAGTGAAATATTTTGGAAGTAATGCTTTTATAGCCGGAAAGGAGGGATTCAATAATGGATAAAGTGGATTTAGCAGCAATCACAACGGCGCTTTTACTTTCCTGTTTTATAGCAGTCCTATTCATTTCACTGTTTTTTAAGTTCGGGATATGATAAAATCAATAAAAAAATATCAGTTTGCTACTGAGGTTCATATTGAACGCCAGGGAAATAAGATTTTTAAAGCTTGTAAAAAATATTTTACTTTCACACCGGAAGAGTGGGAACAATTGAAAAGGGAGATAAAGAAGAGCAAATGAACAAACCAGAGGAGGGCATGATGAGTAGAAAACACCCATTAGATGATCATATTTATACACCGATTATAGGATTAACAATGCAGCAATGGCGAAAACTGTGTAAAGAGTATAAAAAACTGCATTACAGGGAAGAAGTGATCGACATCATGGAGTGGCCTGGATGAATATACGTTTCTGCATTCCATTCTATCACGAATTTGAATGGGCTAGACAAAGCGCACAGCAAATAGAACATTCAAAATTACATAAATTCGATATCGTTGCTAGACATGGAACTGTTATTCATGAGATTAGAAACTCTTTTATAACTGATGGAACTGATGATATATTACAATATGATGCCTGGTTATTTCAGGATTCTGATATAAAATCCACTCCTGAAGATATCTACAAACTAATTGACTATGACTTACCTATTGTCAGTGGCGTTTATCAAAGACACAATGCTCCTAATATAACGTATGCAGGGGAATGGGACGGTCATAACTGTGGACAAAACTATGTATGGGAAAATACCGGGCTAAAGAAAGTAGGGTATACTGGGGCCGGATTCCTCTTTGTTAAAAGAGAAGTTTTTGAAAACATAAAACCCGATTGGTTCAGATTATTAGAAATTAAAACAGACAAAAGAATCTACAGCATGAGTGAAGATTATAGTTTTTGCAAATTATCTCAAAATGCTGGTTATGATGTACACGTTGATTTTGATGTCAAAGTCAAACACAGATTAAGGAATCAAGAATCTAACTTTGACGATGAAATAATTAAGTCAATTCAACAGTTTTAACCGTCCCAGCTTGATTAAAGCACAGATACAGCTTAGAATCATCAGTATCAATCCAAAAACACATTTCAGATGTGTCTAGCTGTGTTGCCCCTGTCCCGGCAGCTGGTTCAGCTGATTGACTTAAAAGCCTGGGATAAAACCCGGATGTACCGGTAAAACTTTGGTCGCCATTCGATTTAAATAATATACCATTCCCGCCTGACTCGTCACCTATGACAGTATTTCCATCCCGATCTAAATGATAGTAATTGGTATATGTAATAGTAGAATCTGCTGCCCCTGCTGTTGCCTGAGTTCCGATTAAAACCCCGTCATTATAAATAGTTAACTTAGTTGACTGCTCATTGGCTACAATAACTTTGTAGTTAGAACCATCATTGTAAGCATTGTACAATATATCCATTGTTCCACTAGTGCCTGCAACCTTAGTTGACATAATGGCTGCTTGACTCCCGAATTGCGCTTGGTTATACGTTGTACCCCATCCATCGTCATAGGATCCCATTCCAAACCTAATAGTATTCAGTTTAAAGATTTGGTTTTGAGTGGTATTGCAAACCTCAACAGCTTCAGAGTTATTTGTAGTATTAAAATTTAAATACTCGTTTGTACTTTCAAGAAAAGTTAACGCTTTAGCTTGATTATCAGCCAGGATATTAATATCAATGGTATCGTCACTATCGCTAACAACAGTGATATTTCCCGAGCCAAACGCATACACGTCATCCCAATCATTACCTACAGCAACGTCACCAGATGTCTTTTTAACTATCTTGTACCCTCCATTCGTCAACCATATCTGAGCGCGCCCCTCGCTATCCAGGACGACCGGATTGGCATTAGCGTTGGTTCCAGCTACAGCATCATCAAACGTTGGGTATGTAGCTTTATTATTTGACGTACCAGCTTCATAAGTGTATATCTTTCCTCCAGCCAACACATCGCCGTCTGAATCAAAAAACTGTTGTGGAGGGATTAATAGTCCTGCCATAATTTTACCTTCCTATCTTTTTTATAATAGTTCTTTTAATTAATTCTTTTCTTTTTCCTTCAGGAGCTTTTTCATATTCATTTATAAGGTTATAAACTTGATCCATAGTAAATGGTGATAAGTTTTTTATAGCTGTTTTAGCGGCTACAGGCGCAACAGCCAAATCAATCACTTCGCCACCAATTTTAAAAGTTGATTTACCACCCTTTTTTGCAATATCCTCAAGTACATAAAGTTTATTTAATAATTTTCCGGCAATTTTAGGTTGACCAGCTAATGGAACGGCAACAGCCATCCTACCCCATCCGGTAGCAGTTTTAGGCATAAAAGTACCAGTAAACCCTTGAGCAGCTGGAGCCATAGGATCATGCATTACCCTGGATGCATGCATAGTTTCTCCACGCTTTAAATAATCAGTACCAAATATATCATCAAATTCCTGTAATGATTTACGTTGACCAGTTTTACCTTGTCTTTCAAGGTTTAAAAAGTATCCTTCAGCCTTATCAACAGCTTTTTCAACATCTTTACCAAGCGTTTTTTTTATCTTTGATAAAGCATCCATTTTGGTAGTGAATGAATCCATTGTACCAGCATATTTTTTACCAGCAGATTTGATAAGCATAGATTTCATTTTAGGTCTAATTTTGTCCCTGACTGCCCTTTCAAAAGTGCTTATTCCGCCTTTACCGTAAATGTCTCCCATTATATCATCAAGTTCTACTCTCTTCTTATAAAATTCCATAGCCGGCATTTTATCGCCAAAATTCTCAAAATCTTTTATCAAACGATTCATTTTATTTATGGCAATTTTATTAGTTTCTTTGAATCCTATATCATCGCGTGCGCTCTTTAAAACATTAATCATTTCAGATGGATTTATGTCTCCAGATTCTTTTAGAATATTTTCCACAACTTCTTTTTCTGGTAATTGGTTTCTATAAACTTTATTTACCAATTCAACACCAGAGTCATACTCTTTACCGAACCATTGAGCCATTTCCTGGTGACCTTCTTTACTACCGTATTTTGTTAATACATCTTCAGGAACTTTGGTTAATCCCCTGGAAGCCACACTAAATGTTTTTCTAGGCGTTTCAACTCCCATTTTCGAAAGCT